TAATGGCACAAACGGCGGAAACGCTGAAGTAAATTATAATTTTTGTACGGATACTTCAATCTCTGATTTTGATGTCGGTTTCAGCCGTGTGGCGATATCTTTTGACGGAAGTACTTACACGCAAAGTAACAGCAACCCTTACTCATACTCAACTTTGAACTTGCAGAGCAATCCGCTTTTGAACTCGCAATCAAGTAATGTGTATATGATACTTTACTACATAGCACAAGGCTTGCAGTCAGTCACATATACGCCTATCAATCAATCATATTTTGGCAATCCTGCACTGGAAATTGGCGACAGGTTCACCACTAATGGAAAAACGGCGTTGCTTACAGGCTACACATGGAAATTTGGTGGTTTACAGACGCTTGAAAGTGCGTCATATACTCCTGAAACACTTTCGGACACCACTCGCACAGACAAGGTTGCAAATGTCGCAAAGGCAACGGCAGAAAAAGCCAAAACTACAGCCGAAAAAGCGGAAATTGAAATTGCGGAAATGAAGGCAGAAATTGCAACATACAAGAATAACAACGAGAAAACACTTATCGCAAATGCGGAAAAAGAAGTAATCCGAATTGCTTTCACGCTTGCGAAGGCACAAAATACGCTGTTCTGGGGAAACATCTCGGCGAATATTTCAAGTTCAGGAACAGCAGAAGTGAAATATTACCTTGATGACACTGCCCAAGCCACAGCACCACAAACGGACGTTTCCGCAGGCAAGCAAATTATCCCATTGCATTTACCATTAGATAATGTTGCTGAGGGAAACCACGTTTTTTCGGTAAAAGTCAAAGGTGTGAACGGCTCAGTAGCGAAATTCCAGGCTGTAGGAAGCATTTTTGCACAAGGTATTGGAAAAGGTGACGACCCCATGAGCTACTGTACGGCAAAAATCAAAATTCCCGCAAATCCTACAAATGCGGGGCGAACACTATATCTAAATTGCACAAGTGGGTTGGTGGATTGGGGTGACGGTTGTAAAGACTATAACGGGTCAGGCTACCACCTATATCCAGTATCCGCAGAAGAAAAACAGTACACGCTAAAATTCAAGCTGTGGCTTCCTGCAAATGGTACAGCAGACCTCAAATCAAGACAATTACATTTTCCTCATACAGGTAATATCACAGCTCCGACAGAATGGCAAGAAATATATTTTCCCAATTTTGGTGCAGACTATACTGACGGTGTACCAAATGAAATCTATTTTGTAAACTTGTTGTTCTCAAGACTTACGAAAATTACAATTCACGAAGATTTGATTTGCGACTTCACTTTACAGCAAGCTCCGAACTTAGAAGAACTAAAAGTGTCTGTAAACAGCAAGCTTAAAATACCTAATACGCTTAAAAGATTGTCTGTAACTTATGCAAAGACACCTGATGCAACCGGCTATTATAATAATCTCAGCTATTCCTTGCAATCAGTAGAAATAACAAGCCCAGCAATAATTTACGCAATGTTTGCAAGCAATTCAAGCCTTACAGATGTAATTATGAAAAATGTCGAAAGCATAAGTGAAAAAGCGTTTAGTGGTTGCACGAGCCTTACCGAAATAACAATACCTAAAAGCGTGAAATCCATAGATAAAACTGCTTTTCAGCTTTCTGGGTTGACAACGATAAAAGGTGTCACAGGCTCTTACGCTCAGACTTTTGCAAATGAAAACAACTTTGAATTTATAGCAATAGAGGAGGAAGAGTAAAATGCGAAAAACGTGTACAGCAGGCGAAATAACAACATTCAAGTTTGACAATTCGGCAGAAGAATATAGGGTAAAAAACTTCACCGAAGGCGATATTTTAGTTACACACAAAGATGAATTTGTTGAATCAGAAGCCTCGAAAATCAAATCTATGCATGGCGAGGATTTCAATGTATGTGACTTTGATTATCAGGCAAAAAGGCTCATCGTAAAAGTGAAAGCGGAAAAAGAAGGAGAAGTTGAAGTTTCTTTAGTAACGTTTTAGGAGGTGATACTATGGGTTACTTTAGTCTTGCAGATGATACCAGTGTAAAAGCGGATATTTCAGCCTTACAGACTAGAAAAGTAGACAAGGTTGACGGCATGAGCCTGATTGAGGATACAGAAAAAGAAAGACTGGCGACTGTAGTAAACTACGATGATACAGAAATCAAAGCAGATATCGCAAAATGTGCCACAAAAGACGTTGCGACTACCACAAAAAACGGGTTGATGTCAGCGACCGACAAAAAGAAACTTAACGGTCTTGCGACTGTAGCAACCACAGGAAGCTATAACGATTTGAAAGATAAACCGAGTACGTCCGACTACACGGTTTTCATGCAGGAAACACAGCCAACTCAAGAAGGACTGTGGATAAAGGGTACAAAAAAAGATTTTATGTTTACTTCATATATCCCACTATTTGTAGACTTATTGTCAACCACTTTACCCTCAGCAAGGTATGACGCTTCTGCTGTCGCAATCAACGGCAAAGCCTATATTTTTGGTGGTCACGATTCCAAATCTATTTTTGAATTCGACCCAGTAGCAAAAACCTGTACCTCAATGTCAGTGTCTTTACCCTCAGTAAGGTATGACGCTTCTGCTGTCGCAATTAATGACAAAGCCTATATTTTTGGCGGTCGCAATGGTTCTATCGCAGACGATATTCTTGAATTCGACCCAGTAGCAAAAACCTGTACCAAAATGTCAATCACTTTACCCTCAGCAAGGTATGGCACTTCTGCTGTTGTAATTAACGGTAAAGCTTATATTTTTGGCGGTCGCAATGGTTCTACCCTAAGCGATATTCTTGAATTGCACAGTCTTGATTTTGCAGGATATTACATAAAAACATGTACCTTACCTGACGGACAATTCACAAAGATTTCTTCATACGAAACTTCTTCAATTGAAAAAGTTTACGACAGTCAAACAGGTACTGCTATGGAAGCGTATTCTGTGCTTAATGGTGTAGCAACAAAAATCGAATAGAGGTGACAAAATGAATAAAGACATTCAGTTTTTCTCAGCACTGCTCGGAGCAATCATCGGCTTTCTTTTCGGTAAGATTGACGGCTTGCTTATAGCCTTACTGGTCGTGATAGTCCTCGATTACATTACAGGTCTGGTTCACGCAAAAATCAACAAGTCCCTTTCCTCAGCTGTGGGCTTCAAAGGACTTGCGAAAAAGGGCTTCATTCTCGCAATCGTCATAATCGGGAATATCGTAGACACTCAAATTCTCGGTTCTGGCTCAATCTTCCGTAGTGCCGTAATCTGCTTCTATCTTGCGAATGAAAGTATTTCCATACTGGAAAACGCAGGGAACATAGGAGTACCGCTACCGAAGAAATTAAAGGATATTTTAATTCAGCTTAGGGAGGATAACAATGGTAAAAGGAATTGATATTTCGGTCTATCAGCAGAATGTTGATTTTGAAAAAATTAAGAAAAGTGGAATTGAATTCGTAATCATAAGAGCCGGTTTCGGCAAGGTTGCAAGTCAGAAAGATAAGCTATTTGAGAGCCATTACAGCAACGCTAAAAAAGCAGGTTTGAAAGTCGGTTGCTATCACTATACTTATGCAAAGACTGTTCAGGAGGCAGAACAGGAAGCGGCAGTTTTCCTTGACTGGATTAAGGAAAAGCAGTTTGAATATCCGATTTACTTTGATATTGAAGACCCTTCATTACAGAACCTCGGCAAACAGGTGCTTACGGACATTGTACTTACATGGTGCGGAAAAGTTCAGTCGGCTGGTTACTATGTCGGTATCTATGCAAATCCCGACTGGTTCACAAACCGCCTTGACCTCGAACGCCTTAAAGGGTTTGATAAATGGCTTGCTCATTGGGTCGCTGTTCCGAAGTGGAAAAATGAATTTGGCGGACTCTGGCAGTACGGACTTACAAGGGTTGACGGCTACAATGGTGATATTGATGGCGATTATTCTTACAGGGACTACGAGAAAACAATAAAGTCACTTGGGCTTAATGGTTTCGGGAAAGCTGAAGTACAGCCCGAAAATAAAAAAACCATCACTGTTTCAGTGACGGTTGACGGAAAAACGTATAAGGGAAATATTTCGGAAATCTGATTAGCTTAAAAGCGATTTGAGTTTGTCAACAGCTTCCGATAATAACCACTTTTTCATTCAAAAAAAATCACCTCACTTGACTTATTGGTTTGCTTATGGTATAATATTTATGAATTGCGGGAGGCGACTTCGGTCAACCCCTAAGCGTACAGCATGAGTGCTGTA